GGCTAATCATATTCATGAAAAAATAAATGAAATAGCGGCCTCGGATACTAAATTAAGGGAAAATATTATTACTATTGGAGATTATACAATTAGTTATCAGATAAGGTATAAATACATAATCTTTCGGAGAGAGCTAATAATTGAAAATATCCATGTTGAAGGCTTTGAATTCTAATAAATCGTTTATTTTATTAATAAAATTTTACAATCTCCATTGCATACCGATGGATCAAAATTTCCATCGGCTCCTTTCCTTCTCGATAGTCCTTTAAAAACCATCTTAACTTTTCTCTAATCTGAAATTCCAAAACCAAATTTTCAATCTCTTCTCCTTCCTCAACATCCATGTTTTTCTCCAACATTTATCTATACCGTCGTTTGTATAGTATGTTGATCGTGGGACAATTTTGGCGACTAAAAACCTGTTAGCTCAAAAAAACTTCTGCCTGAATTCCGGACTCCAGGCAGAGATTTTATTTCATTTTAAACTTTTTTTTAGATTGGGATGCAATAAATCGAAATTGAATCCGAAACAAAAATCGCAAACGAGCTGAGAAAAGTATTTTCTTGTTCATATGAACCTCTTGGCCTTCGTTGGGATTTTTCTCTTTCGAGAAAGCAAAGGCGTTCTACTTAGTTAGTAGTAGAGATTCATTCTGTTTTCAGTTTTGAAAACTCGATCGATAGCAAATCCAACAGCCTTTCCCAGATCAATTATTTGGTTCAAATGATGTTAGAATGGAGTGGAAAGATTTGAATCGGAGAATTTCGAGAGCGCATGTAAGAAAATCAGAACGCTCACCTGACTTTCAGTTTACTGAAGTTTTTTATCATCCAAAAGAAGTTCTTCTAGTATCCAATTCGATCCTTTTTTTGAAACTACACATGAATATTTTGAATTAAAATTTACTCCAAATGCATTTTTATATTCCACCGTTCCCCGATAGCGGATTTTCAAAGGGTCTTCCGATCCATCAGACATCACAAAACCAAGTGCTGATTCAAAATAAGAAAAATTAATCGAATCTTTGATCGCAATTTTCTTGGTTAACAATTCCTTGCAGAATTTGTTTACTTCTCTTTTTTCAAATTCGAAAGGATCTTTATCGCCACTCCTACTACAAATTACGAATATTATGCTAAAGGCAAATATCCCTATCCACAATTTCCAAGATTTAAAAATTAAATATGGTGATGGTTTATCATTCATACACTGCTCCAATTAATTGATTTTATTAAATACAAATCCTTCGTTATGTGCTTTCGCTTGACAAGCGTAATTACATAAAAATCCATGGCGGCATGATTAAAGCAGGACATACCTACGAAGGCAGCCTTTTCGAGAAACAACCACTAAGTCTAGTTAAAACCCAAGGTGATCCGCAATCATCAGATGATGCGATCCCGCGTGATCCTAGTGAGACGATGACTTGCGCGGAAGTTGCAGCATTTTTAAAATGCGCCGATCGGACTGTAACGAATTACAGGCGCGAAGGGAAACTTGGTAAATACTGGAAGCTTTCTCAAACTCACTTTTTATATTCCAGGAAAGGCATTGAAGAATTTTTCAAAAATTCTTTTCACATTTCTTATGATGAAGAACAGGAAGCGAAGATCAAAAAACCATATTTGGTGAAACGGAAACTAAAACAAGCCTGACCTGACCTTGGCTTAATTCTAAATTTTTGTTAGGCTAGTCTTATCATGAGACTAGCTAAAATTCTTTTCATATTTTTTCTAACCTTTCAAAATATCTTCTGTTTCGCCAAAGAATCAAAAGAGACTGATCGCAATCTTCTCCTACTCGGAATTCTTTATAACCAACAATATCAAATCTATGAACCTGCGAATTGTCAGCTTTCCTATCAGCTAAATTCTTCATACGTCCCCGGTGGTTTCGCAGAAAGATTTTTATCAGACTTCAAACAATATGAGAATAGCTTACTCGGCGATTCGACAGCTACAATCTATTCGACCTTTGAAGGTTTCTTAGATACAACGAATACTCAGAATAACGCAGTGCCGGGTGATATGCTTTGTGATTATCGATCTCGTTTCAAAAAATCAATAAGGATCGCTCCTAAACATATTGTTATCTCTACAGTTGGAGGTAATGATCTCCTTTCTAAAAGAACAAATTCAACAATCATTGAAACTTTTGATGATCTTCATAAATCTCTTCGTTCTTGGTTTCCAAATACAAAATTATCGTATGTTGAAGTTCATAAAACCTTCGTTGAATATGCAAACTTAAATAGAAAAATCATTTCTTCTGCAATGCGAACCCGATCACAAGACGCGTGTTGGGTTGATCCCGATGTTTGTTTTTCCAATCCATTATCTGAATCAGAAATGTTGGATGCGATACATCCAAATAAGACACCAGCAGTCTGTATTAAAGAACTCTTAAGAATTCAATGTGGGGTTTTACTGTAATGAGTGAAATTGTAAAATCTATTTCAAAAGATTTGAGCTTGAAGGATTTGCTCTACGTCATGGGGCTTGGAATCTCTTTTGTCTTTCAATACCAGACTATGTATCGAGATCACGAAGTTCGAATTGTGGTTCTTGAAACTCAAATGTTTTCCATAGGCAAAGTTATGGAAGAAGTCCGGTTGGATGTGAAAACACTTTTGCAGAGAAAGCAAAGAGGAAACTAAATTGATTCCGAAACTTCACACTGCAAAATTTGCGTCCGATTATCTAACGCAAAGAGATAACGCTCTCGCCATACAAGTCATAGATGGTTATGTCTGGAACTATGAAACAAAAAAGAAATTGTTTCCAGTTACCGAGATGGACAAACGAGAGTCCGAACTTTTTGACAGGGTGACTGAATGTTTCGTCTCCGCCGGTTCCATGTTTTCAGGTTGTTTACACAATGCAGGAATACTTCCAACGATAATCGATGAACTGACTTATAAAATCAATGTCATAGATAACCTTGAAAAGAAAGAATCTAGATACTTTTGGGAAGCACATAAAAGAGTTTTTAACGAATTCTACCTCAAAGATTCCGAGTATGAATTCGTTTATCAAAAAGCAAAAAACAATGAACAGAAGATAAAAGAGTCCATTGATTTAGGATTTGTTGTTATCTGTTCGATTTGGATTCGTCCTTGGTATCCGTCAGGTCGAGGCCACCTTATTGTGATTAAGGGATATGTGTTAGATGAGAATGGAAACGTAATAGCATGGATTTGTGATGATCCCTTTGGTGACTGTTTGACCAAATATATAAACCATAACGGAAACAATGTCAGATACGATATGAACAACTGGCACAAGATGATGGGCTCTCCCGAAGATAAGCCGCGATTTTTTGGATACGTGAGGAAAAAAGTAAAATGAGCGAAGAAGAAATTTCAAGATTAAAAGCTGAGATCGAAAAACTCAAGCGACCGATGTTCACTAAGAATGATTTTTGGAGACTCTTGTCAGTCGGGATGATCTTTGCCGGTCAACACTATCCAAAATTTGAAACTACATTTGGTCTCTTCCAGGGAAGCTTTCTAGGAAAAACAAATGAAATCATTTTAGCAGGACTTGCTGGATTTGTTTTCATTCCGCTCGTCTTTCGTTGGTTGGATAATAAAAAAGCCAAACAGTTCCAAGATAAAATTCAAGAATGAAAATCGTATATTCCATTTTGATTTTGTTATTTGTATCCAATGGATGTAGCAGTCTACCTATTTCGGAGCCTGCTACAAATGCCTATGCAAATTCTCTAAAAGAAAAAGCTAAATCGATAAAGGAAAAGCCGAACGCGACGGAAGAAGAAATCGCAACTGCAAACGAATTGGAAAGAGCGGCTAATTTGATTCAGATCACAGGAAGACAATCCGGTGAGAACCAAGAAGAAATCCAAAACTTGACCTATAAAGCAGGTCAGATTGATTTTCTGTATTGGTTCGTTGGCATTTTGTTATTCGGTGCCTTAATATATTTTGTAGGTCCAATACTTTTGAAGAGGTTTGGATGACACCTGAGATCATTCGTGAACGTGCCTTCTTTATGTTTTTGGTTAGTGGGGAATCTTATAATTCCATAGCACTCGCTTTGCGAACAGAATTTGGAACACGAACTACTGCTAAGTCAGTTCAAGCATGGGCTACAAAAAAAGATTCAGTTGGGATGAATTGGGAAGATCGAAGGAAGGTTGTCACTCAGAAAGCTGAAAGTCGAATCGAAGTTGTTGCAGAAAATCGTTTAGTAGAGATTCGTTCGAGAACTAAAAAAATCATAGATACAATTTATGATTCGATGATTGCTGCAGGAGCACCAGGCATCAAGACGCTTGAAGGTGCTGCTTATGCATTCAAGACTTTGGCAGAATTTGAAACCAAACTTGCAGACATAGAAGATTCCAAACTTTCACCAATGATGCTCATCCAATCTTTTTTCAATGCACTCATGAAATGTAAGCCTGTGTCTGTAGTGATTGAAAAACATTGGGACGAGATTAACAAAATCATTCGAGATGATTTCATTCACGTTTCCTCTTCCAATACTCCTTCTATAAAAAATGTTACCGATAGATAAAAATATCTACCAACAACTTTCTGAGGAAGGAACCAAAAGATTCTCCAAAATCAGAAAAGATGATCGAATTCATTATGGAAAAGAATTTGGTCAAAAGTCTTTGCTCGCTTTCGCAAGATATATAGATCCTAAATTCCAATCACCTAAGCATATCAAAACCATCATCGACTTATTAGAATATATGGAAAAAGGAAAGATACTCCGAGCCATTTTAAATTTGCCACCTAGACATGGTAAGTCGCAAATTTGCACTCGCATTTTTCCCACATGGTTTTTAGGAAAACATCCTGAAACCGAAGTCATCATTGCATCATATTCAAATAAAAAAGCAGAACGATTTACTGGTTGGATACGTGACCGAATTGAAGCTCCTGCTTTCTCAGCAGTCTTCCCTGATGTTGCCGTTCGAGATGACGTCAGAGCTCGGAGTGATTGGCAAACAACCGCCGGTGGTGTGGTGATAGGTGCTGGTCTCTCCGGTGGATTAACAGGTGAAGGCGCAGGACTTCTTATCATAGATGATCCATACAAAAATATGGAAGAAGCAACATCGGAAACGATGAATGAAAAAATATGGGAGAACTATCTCAGTGTTGCGGAAGCTCGTTTAGCTCCAGACGCAAGAGTTCTAATTGTTCATACGAGGTGGACTAGGAATGATCTCACAGGCCGTCTCTTAGGCGAAGATAAGGACGAAGAATGAAACTCGAAACGATTGGCGATTGGAAAGTTTTACGATTGCCTGCCATAGATGTAGAAGGCAATGCGCTTTGGCCAGAACGATATCCAATTGAACGTTTGCAAAAGATCAGAGCTCTTTACAACGAGAAAAGATTTAGCGGAATTTATCAACAGATCCCTATGGACACCGTTGGAACTTGGTTTGTCGATCCCGTTTTTGCTGAGCCACCTGACGACCTTAAGATGGTTGGTTGGTGGGATCCTGCTTTCAAAAAGGAATCGAAGAAAAAAGACTTTAATGGTTTCGGTGCCGGCAATGTTCACGAAGATCTTTTCTTTTTAAAAAAAGGAGAGATATGGAGATCTGATCTTCGATCTACCTATGATCGAGTTGAAAAGCACTATCATCAATCTGGAATTGAACTACTTCATGTAGAAATCAACCAAGGCCAAGATGCATTGATCATTGAGTTAGAAAATCGAGGACTCAGAGTGAAGCCACATTACTCTTCTGATTCAAAAGAATTTCGAATCGAGAACTATGTGAAGTTGAATTGGCCGAAAATCCGATTCAGTCATTCCGTTAGTTCTGAATTTATCAAACAAATTCTAAAATATACTGAACTCGTAAAACATGATGATGCGCCTGATACTTTAGCCTGTCTTATAAAAATTCTAGGTTTTGGAATAAAAGCAAAATCGATCAAAAACAGAATGAATTTCTTCGACTTACTTCTCGGAGGTGATTGGTGAGAAGATCCAAAAACAATAAACAAAATCGTGAAGCAAAAATTATTCCATCAACAAATGATATGGAGTCTAGGCTTGACACGCTAATTCATACTGGAACAGGGAAAGGAATTTTAGGACGAGATAAACTTAGAGACACAGCTCCGAATCCAACAAGATTTTTTCCTTCGGAAGCTCGGAAATATTATGAGTCAAATGGTTTCATAGCGAACATCATCGACTCAGTGGCTGATGATGCCACACGCGAAGGAATCGACTTACAAACAAATCGCGATAAAGATAATTTAGTTACCGGTGAAAAGACATTAGGAATTTCAAGGATTCTCTTGAATCGTATGGAAGAAATGAAACTGATGGGTCGCGTTCGTGAACACATTCGAAATTCTAGGTTACATTCCAATGGTTCACTTTTGTTTTGGGGAATTCTTGCAGACCTTCCACAAACAGATTCTCAGTTGGCACTAAAAATGCCAGACACGATTCGGAAATTACAATTCATAAATGTAATTGAGCCGGATCGTTATTCAGTGAATCGTCTTTCCTATGATCCGCTATCTAGCCTCTGGCATGAACCATCAATTTCCATTGGAGGCACCACTCTCGATCCATCAAGATTCCATTGGCTAGTGAACAGTTGGGTTTGGGATAACATGCGCGGTGTATCTGTATTAGAAAAAATCTATGACGGTATCATGGCAATCGATACGGCTCTTTGGTCTGTCACTTCGGTGTTATTCGAGCTCGCAGTCAAAGTTTTGAAAACAGATAAAATTGATTCCTCTCCACAACAAATGATGGACTACCTTCGTTTAATGAGAAGATCACTTTCAACTCAATCAACTGCGATGTTAGGAGAAAAAGAATCTCTTGAAAGGCTTGGCAATACTGGAATCTCAGATTCCAATTTGGATAGTCTTCTTAATTTCGTTTTTGAAGTTTTATCTGGTCTTTCTAAAATTCCAAAATCCAAAATTTTAGGGAAGACTCAATCAGTAATCAACATTGGCGGTGGATCTGATGGAGATGATATCAGTTACAATGAAATGGTTCATACATTTCGCGAGTTGGAAGTAAGGCCAATCATCAATCGATTCATAGAATTAGAAATTAGATCCACTCAAGGTGAAATTTATCGACTGCTCGGTGGAAACTATAAAGCGCTCGATTGGGAATTCAAATTTAAACCTCTCTACAAAGCGACACCGAACTCTGAGGCAGACACGTATTTGAAAAATGCACAAGCAGATCAAATATACATCACTACTGGAGTGCTAGGCGCGGACTCAACGAAGCAAATGAGATTTCCACAGATGGAAAAATTCTCTGATTACACATCTGAAAATAACAATGGACTCAAATTTGGGACGCCAGAACTACCTGAGACCGTTTAACAATGAGAAATGATGGTTTTCTGGATTTTCAAAAAACGCAGGGAATGCCCTTTTCCGCCGTTTTATTGTCAGGGGGTAGTAAAGGTATGGGTTTTGAATTACTAAACAAAACTAAACACCTTTGCTGGGTTTCTAGAGGCATTCCAGTTATTGGTTTAAGACCATTATGTCTCGAATCGCCAGAAAAGGGGTAAAATCATGTATCCTTTGGCCTTGGAACAGCAATATGGTGAGTTGTTTCGAGATGAATTTGGAGTCTTTGCCGCTGAACTAAACCGAAAGTTCCTTTCTCTTGCTAAAAAATACATTCGCGAGAACCCAAACTCTGATCCAAGACTAGATTCAGTCATTCAACCTGGTCAAAATCATACCGAAGTGAAACATGATGTCTCTGATTTACTCAAATCTCTCTTTGCACTTCGAGATGAGTATGGAGATTTTCCTCCGAGACCAAAATTTGAATCTCAAATCAAACGCAACATCCATCAAATCGATGCTTGGACTCGCGACAAAACAGGTGCGCTCATTCAAGGACAAAATGAAATGATGGGAAGTCCTCCAAGAGCAGGAGTGAGCGGTGGTGATCGCTCCCAATTTCGAGTTCCGGCAGTGACATTGCCAACGAATGAATCTCCTCTGATCTGGGATCGAGTAAATGAGACGATAAGCAAAAATAGAAAGATCGCTTCGAGTGCTTTTAAAACTCATTTCTCAGATGTTCAATCGCAAATTGAAGACGGAATTAGAAACGGAACCTCCTACCAAGACATTGCTAAGAAAATTACTGAGACAACTGATGTTTCTCAGTCAAGAGCTGAGTTTTGGGCAAAGGATCAGGCGAAGAATTTCTTTGGTGAACAGAGTAAGATCCGCCAATCAGCCGCAGGCTTTCCAGGCTTCATCTGGAAAACACAAAAAGACTCAAGGGTTCGTGATACTCACTCCCATCTACAAGATAAATATTTCAGTTGGGATGAATTGCCTTTTGTAAATAGAAAAGGTATAGGACTAGTGCGGACAAAACCTGGAGACGAATGGGGTTGTCGGTGTTGGGCAGAGCCTGCGCGTGGACCAAAAGAAAAAAAGGCAAATAATCCCACCGAACAATCGATACAGGTTCAATCGAGAGAACCAAATCCCAGCAATTTATTAGTTGAAAAAATTCAATTTAACTCTAAAGAAATTTTCGTTCCAAAGGTTAGTCAGTCAGTTAAAGATTTAGCAGATGTATATAAAGTTCCCGTGAGCATGGCATCTTTAAAAATCAATACGATGAATCAGACGTATCAAAAAAAGAATGTGGTTGGATATTATGATCCGAATAATTCTGTTATTGCTTTAAATCCATCACCAATTTTTACGGATGTTATTCAGTCCACCTTCATCCATGAATTTGGTCATATGGTCGACTTTCAAATGTTGGGACCAAGTGGAACCTTTGGAACGAAATCTGCCGCTCTCGCTAGTTTCAAAACAGCTGTTATCGGCACCAAGCTTTATGATAAATTGAAGATGGCATATAAGACAGGCATTGTCAAAAATTCAGGAGGAATTATCACCTTACCAAAAAAATTAAGAGATAATCTACCTTATCTTTTGAGCGAGGAAGAGTTTTTCGCCAGAGCACATGAAATGTATATAGCTCGAAAATTGGGTTCAAGTGAACTACTTCGCCAAATTCGCAAAAAGGAAGAAATGAATTTTATTTCTCATTATTGGGATGACGACGATTTTAAAAAGGTTGAACAAGTTTTGGAGAAATTATTTACTGAACATGGAATTCTAAAATGAGCCCAAATGAAATTAAAGAATCTCTGACCGAGGAACAAGCTCTCAAAATTTTTGACAAGCTTGGTGAATCTGAATTTTCACGAGATCAACTCATTGCATCTGTTATGTTTGTTCTGAAAATGGGAGAAGAAAAAGCAACTGAGTATGTCGATTGGAATCTTGCAGAGCTTGGACAGATGGAAGTTGATCTTGAAATTCGAAGCAAATTTGATTCTGAAAATTCTAATGCTCTCTACCTTTGATTTTTCCAAAATTTTTCCTCACTCGAAACCTCCTCTCTCCTTAACGTAAGGCGACCTTGGTTCTAAATCAAATCAATCGTATGATTGATTCAGATGAGAACATCACCAGAAGCGATTCGATATGACAGTGCTACGGTAGAGCTCGTTAGCTCTTCTGAGAAAGAACAATTTCTCAGGTTCCGCGTTGCATTCGCTCGTGCTGGTGTTTTTCCTTATTACCATCTGAACGGATCCATCAGACGTGAAGCGAAACTCCCGGAAGATTTATTTTCTGAGGACGCCATTGCTTCTGCTCGCGGTATTCCTGCCACAGATGATCACCCCCCAGTAACTGAAAATCAAGGACTCCTAACAACTGCCAATGCGACTCGTTTTGCCAAAGGTGCATTAGGTGATTCTATCGAAGTCGGCGAAGGAGAAATCCTTTGGGGCAATGAAACAGTTTGGGATGAAGATTTAAAAGCTTCATTGTTAAGGGGTGAGAAGCTCGAAGTCAGTGTTGGTTCTCGATGTAAAATCGACGATACACCTGGAGAGTATAAGGGACAGCCGTATGATGTTCGACAGACGAATATTCGATTTAACCATTTGGCCCATGTTATCAAAGGTCGTGCAGGTTCTGAGGTGCGAGCCTATCTAGATCATGCAAATCCAGACCTAAACATTGCCATACGAATCGATTCCAACGATAAGGAAAACCAACGAATGAAGAAACCAGAATTTTTGGCTAAGGCCGAAGCGTTCTTAAAGAGTGTTGGAGTGAAATTGGATAGTGCAGATGGCACTGTCGAAGATCCAACAAAACAAACTGCTCAACCTAATGCACAGGAACCAAAGAAGGATGATGTGGTTCCAACTCAGACACCAGCTCCAACAAACAATGATAGTGTTCTTATAAAAGCCTTGCAAGACCAAGTGAAACTTCTCGAAGAAACTTTGAAAGCAACAAGAGCAATTTTAGAGCAGGCACTTTCACCTGCAACGCAAGATTCCATAGCACGTCGAAGACTTTCTCTAATTGATTCTGTTCGCTCTGTTGATCCGGAAGCAAAGACAGATTCTTTAACAGAAAGAGAGATAAAACTCTTAGTCGTGACCAAACTCATGCCACCAGCCGAGGGCGTGAAATTGGATTCGTTAGACGACGTAAATCTCAACGCTCGTTACGAGGCCTCCATGGAACTTGCCCGTCAAAGTGCAGCTACTCGAAACCTTGCGGGCAAAGAAGGCAAAGGCCATACTCAGGCTAATCTGGATGCAGATCAAGAGATTGCCAAAATCAAACAAGACCGCCTTCAAATGGCTCAAACTAAGGAGAAAGTGTAATGAAACGAAGTCTTATTTTTCTAACGTCTATTCTGTTCTTTTCGCTGATTGGGATTTCGTGCCTTTACATCGCACCTGAAAGTCTTGGCCAATACATCCCATTTCAAAAAAGCGATTTAGTTGCTTTGTTCTCAGGAGTTACTCTTGCAATCAGTGGAGTGATGCCAGACGGCGGACTTTATAATGAGAAAGCCGGATTATTTGGAACAGTTGCTAGAGACTCTGCAAGCTTATATCGAGTTGGTGGCAAGGTCGCTATTGGTCGAGTTCCTTTCGGCTTCGGTATTGCACTTGTTGCAGATGGTGAAGGTATCTCTGTAGTCGGTGCCGATGCTGTAGTTGATAAATTAGAATCTGGTTCTGGCAATGCAGGGTTACGAATCCTAACCAAGGCAATTGCAACTTGGGTAAGGTTTGCTATTGTCAATCCAGGAACAAACAACGCAGCACTTGCTCTTACCTTAGAAGGTGAAGGAACTCAAGATGATCCTTATGTGATCACTGTTAGCACTGCAACAAACGGATCTGCACAAATCACATCCACAGCCTCTCTCGTAAAAACTGCTTTAGAAGCTGATGCGAATATTAACGCAATCATCGCTGTTGAACTTTTGGGAACTGGTGGGAGTGCTGTCGTTGCACAAGCAGAAGCTCCTTTAACTAAAAGCATTGCTGATCTTAGATTTGATGGCGTTGCCGCTCAATCCAGTGCCGGAGGTGATTTAGAGAATGGAGCTTATCACGATTCTCAACTAGCTACTTTCATAAATAAGGGAAATGTTTTTGTCCCTTGTGAAGAAGCTACCAAGGAACTTGATACAGTTCGTATTCGCCTTGTTACCGAAGGGGCAAACCTTGCAGGTCAATTTAGAAAAACGGCAATCGTCGGTATCACTGCCGTTATCAAGGGAGTCAAATTTGGTTCTCAGCAAGAAACAGGTGCCGCTGAACTAGACTTATCCTCCGGTTTCTATGAACTCACACTCGACGTATAAGGAAAAAGAAAATGGCAAGAGCACTATTTAGAAAGGAAGACTTTAATCACATACAAAAACGAATTCTTACACCAAGAAAGAATGAGTTAGTATTAAGAAGCATCTTCCCAATCAATAACGAGACACCGACTTACTCACATACTTTCGAAGTTGAGCATGTAACTGATACTGGATCTGCTCAAATCGTAGAGTCGGGTGCCGATTCAGATAACATACCTTTTGTGGGAGAGTCTGTCGGTTCCTTAAAAGGAAATCTTTTCAAAATTCGAGATGCAATTCGAATTACTGAGGATGATCTCGAAGCTGCGGATGCAAGACGCCAGTCTGGAAAGGGTTCTGAATATCCGGTTCAGGAAAAAAGATTAGATGCAGCGCGAAGGTTTGTATCTGAGACAGAAAATAAACTTGGCATTCACGGTTATACAAAAGCTGGAAAAATTGTTCAGCCTGGTCTCTTAAACTGGCCAGGTGTTGATATTCAGCCAGTTGCAGGAGCAAATACTGATGCTCGCCTCTTCTCTGGAAAAACTCCGCAAGCGATTCTGAAGGATATTATCGATGCAAAAAAACAACTAGAAGGAACTGGTAAATACAAAGCGTCAGGCATTCTGATTTCGGATGAAGATTATCTTACACTTCTAAATCCATATTCAGATGCCGTCACATTTACCATTCTTCAATGGCTGTTAACGCATCAAGAGATGATCTTTCCAAAAGGCTTTGTAAGATCTCAAGATATCACTCCAGCTAACTCGGGCTTCAAAGATGGCAATACTAAAATCGGTGGATTCTGTATGTTTGATGATTCTGCTGATGTCGCAGAGCTAATCATTGCCCGTGATCTAGAAGTTGTTCAGACTCCTTGGGATGAATATAAGGGTGAATTGAAAATCAAATGTCATGAGAAAGTTGGTGGTATCTTCGTTTACCAACCAAAAGGAATCGTGATTAGAACTGGGTCATCTAAGGCCGTTTAAGCGAACCAAATTTAAAGTAAATAGGTTTAAGGAAACACCATCGTGGGAATAGCAACAGTTAACGAACTAAAAGTCTTTCTAAGAGATAAGGTGCAAGGAGTCAGCGATGACACATTGCAAATCTATCTTGATGATGCGGAAGGTTCGGTATTCTCCGGTGGTGTTTCTGTTTCTCATAAGAGATTTGCAGAATTACAAAGATACTATGCAGCACACCTTTTAGATTCGGCAGGTATTTTACTTAATCAAGTCACCTCCGAATCCGCTGATGGAATATCAAGATCATTCGATACAGCCTTCGTTCAAGGATCCATGGAAACATACTTGGATCTTTATAAAAGAAAATTATACGAAGTAAACGGATTCAAAGGAAGGATTTTCTAATGCCTGGTAGCGTAAAAGACATTGGAAGCATATCTGATTTGATTAATGGACTTCGAATGGTCGAAACCAAATCGGTGTATGTTGGTATCCTTGCAAACGTCGATTCAGAATTTATCAAGATAGCTGCTGCAAATGAATTTGGAGCCATCATCAAACCAAAAAAAGGAAAGTTCTTAGCGATCCCACTTGTTCCGGAAGCAAAAGGTAAATCGCCAAAAGCCTTCGGAGATTTGAAGCTGATCCGAAAGAAAGGATCTAAAGGCGAAGCCGGTGGAATTCTTGCGCGAGTCAGTGGAGCAAACATTGAACCAATTTTTGCTCTCGTGAAACAAGTGATAATTCCCGAAAGAAGTTTCTTAAGAGAAACATTCGAACAGACTTCTGTATTAGATGCGATTCGAGAAGAAGCAACTTTTGCAATCGAAGATTATTTTGCCGGTAAAATAGAGGCAATTCAAATTCTTCATAGGATTGGACTTCGTATGGTTGCCGAAATTAGAAATCGGATTGTAGACAATGATCCTGCTTTGGCACCAAACTCACCTTTGACACTCAAACTAAAGAAAGGTTCGGGTCCACTTCGTGATTCACTAAGGCTCTTTCAATCTATATCCTATTCTATTGATGGAGAAATCTATTCTGTGTCAGGTGGTGTTGCATGATGCTTTCCTCACTGGCACAATCGCTTCTTCCACATAGAAAAAATGTTTCCCTTTTTCTAAAAGCACCGAAAGGCAAAGACGACAATGGAGAATGGCAAGATGGCATTGCCGTTCGACATGATGACTTATTTTGGCCAACAACAAATGTATCTGCTAGGCAGTTTCAGTTGTCAGCTGATGGATCTTATACGACAGAAGACAGAAACTTCTTTCAACTGATTACAGAAGAACCTTTGTTTGATATTAAACAAGGCGATGAGTTCTTATATAAGACCACATACTTTGTTGTGAAGGATATAAAGGATGTGACCGATGAGGCCGGTTATCTTCGGTATATTTCCAAAAAGAAAATCCCTCAAACTCCTCCAAGGACTTCCTAATGATCACAAAAGAAATCACAGAAATTTTTACACATCTTGGCACCGAACTCGGAAAAGAGTTAGCAAGAATTAAAGGAACACCTGTTGAGGAATCAGTAAGTCTTGTCATTGATCGCGTGGATCAAGTAGCTGATAGACCATCTTATCCCTACGGAACCTATCGACTCGGAAGCATCAAACGAATGCCAACGAAAAGTTCTTTTTATGTGGATGAAGACATTGTTGAAGGTGAAGAAATTGATTCCGAAAAATTCAAACGAACACAGAAGAAGCGAGCCTCTGCTTTCATTTCCTTTTCTATTTTACATGAGAAATCTTTGGCGACTGCAATTGCTCTCGCAGATTTTGCCTTGGAATACTTTGATTCAGAAGAAGGTATGGCCTTTTGTGAAACCAAAGGAATCACTCCCACACTTATAAGCGATGCCGTTGAGGATCGCACCGTTGTTTTCGACAATGCTAGATACGATTACAAAGCAGGTTTCGATTTGAATTTCAGTTTTTATCGAACCAAAGAATCAGAGATACCTCTGATGCAACCACCTAATAGCAATTCTATTCAAATTCAGGAAGAGGAAACTTAATGCAGTCTATCATTGAACCAATTGTAGTTAATATCAGTTTGGCAAACGCGGCCGTTGCTCAAACAAATTTTGGTTTGGCCTTACTTTTGGACACGAAAGCTCCATTGTATTTTGCTAATCTTTTGAGCGGTGAATCAGGACTGAACTGGAAAGCAAAAGCAGCTGGACCTGTTTTTATAAATATTGTTTATGTAGTCTCTGGAAACAATACTGCCCTTTCGGTTGCGTTAACAGGTTTGGGAACGTCGGAGTCACCTTACTTAATTACAGTCAATTTAGCAACTAACGGCGGTGGCGTTGCAACATCGACGGCATCAGCTGTCAAAACAGCAGCGGAAGCGGTGGCGGAAGTTGCAGCTCTTGTTACGATAGCCCTAATTGGAACAACTGGCAACGTTGCCTTAGTAGCTGTTGCTTCAACACCACTCGCATATGAACGTTATATGGAAATACTTGGTGCTGATGATCTCTTAGCTCTCGGATTCTTAAGTTCAGATGCCGCTTACAAAAAAGCACAAGCTTTCTTTGAACAAGATGATGCGCCTGGAAAATTAGCCGTTTATCTTTTGACTGCATGGTCGGCGATCGAAACAGAAATTGCAGCTCTGCGAAATAATGGATTCAATTCGTGGTATAAAGTATTTGGAACAACAAATACTAAATCCGAGATCATTTTGAACTCGAACTATATGGCATCCATTAGAAAAAGATATGTTGGTTTAACTAGTGATATCACAATTCTAGCTGGAAGAAATCAGTCACGAGAAATACTGATCTTACATAGTGATCCTAGCAATCATACAGATGCTAGGCTACTAGGAGCGACTGTCGCTTTAGAGCCTGGAACATTTAACTATGCTTATCTTCGTTTATCCGGTGCTACAAACTCGGCATTTACTAATTCACAAGTGAGTTCGATCATTGAGGATAAAGGAAATCTCATAGTAAATTTTAGTGGCTTTCAAGTTTTTTGGAAAGGAATGACAACTAGTGGTGCGTGGGCTGATATTATCGATCTAAAAGATTGGCTCGAAACACGTTTGTTAGAAGACGTTTCTGCTTTGTTCTTAAACAATAGAAAAATCGGCTACACATTGACTGATGTGAGTAAAGTCGAATCGACAATGAGAACAAGATTGGATTCATCAGCAAAGGCTGGTAAGATTGCACCTGTTGAAAGCGATGACGATAGAACAAGATCAGATATGGGTGCATATCAATACAAAATTGATCTACCAAATTCAATTGCGGAAATTCCAGCTAACGAAATAAACAACCGAAATTTTCCCGAAATCAAGTTTAGTGCTAGGTTAGTTGGTGCTATCAACGAAATGGATATTCAAGGTGTATTTACCTAAGGAGGATTAAATGAACGGATTATGGAACCCAAAAAAACATTCTGTATCAATTGCGTTAGATGAAGTAACTGGTTTCGGGGCAGATAACCATTTCAAAGTAGAACGTATGACAGCCGATTTGATATCTTCGCAGTCCGGTGTCAAAGGTGAAGCGAATGTATCAAAGATTCACGATGCCCGAGTCAAGATAACGATTGTTTTGCTTGGTGACTCACCAACGAATAAAAAATTTGACCTTCTCGCTAAGGCAGGTATCGCAGTCCCTTTCTTATGGAAAGATACATCGGATGGTGGAGAGATTGGTTTTTCTGAAAAGTGTTACTTGATGACACCTGCCAACTCTGAACGTGGGAAGGAATACAAAGATAAAACGTGGGTATTCTTAGGTCTTGATTATAACGGAGCGTATACAGCATGAGCGAAATTAAAAGTCCAACAGAAGAGAATAAATCAAAACCTCTTCCTAAAAATCCTATTTTGAAAAAGGTATCAGATGATGGCCGGAAGGCCGAGATCACTTTTATCGACGGTCTTGATTATAGATTGGAACATCCAGGTAACAGGAAAGCCGATGAATGGCGTGGAGTAAGTCTCACCGAGAAAATCTCTAACGGAGATTTGATGGACAACTTTTTAGAGCATTGTGTTTTCCCTATGGGGGCTCATTCCAAACCAAATTTTGACTCACTCCATCCTTATTCTGCGGAGGTGTGGTCTAAGATGGCTCATCGGTTTCTTGCAGGGAAGCTGGACAAATAAATTTCCGTTATTCGATAGGAGTCCGAGTCCAGATAAATATCAAAAGTATATTTATGAATTGTATAAAAAAAATAGATCGTATTGGCAACCATTTGTTTTGGGTGTTAGTTCTTTCTCACAATCTGATATAGATGCGATGCCTGATTTATGGTATCGCGTTTTTCTGGAGGCTCTTTCCGAAAGGATCGAATATGAAAACAAAAAGTTAGAAGCGATGAAATCGGGAGTATAACTTGGCTTTACGTTCATTAAACATTGAAATCAATTTGAGTGGTGACGCCTCTGACGAGATGTCTGCACTCGATGAACGTGTAGAAGGACTTCGCGAAACATTTGGCGATCTAACTGATAGAGTCGATATGTTTACAGTCGAGGCTGCAAATTCTTTTAATGAGTTTGGAGCTTCGATCGCAGATAATATTTCAAATAAATCAAATCCTCAAATTGCAGAGATGGCAAGACTACTCGGTAAAACAGAAGTTGAAGTTGCAAAGTTAATTTCCCAAACTAAAAATGATTTAAAACTTGAGACTGATTTAGTAAATGCGGCTAAGGCAGCTGGACTTTCTGATAAAGAATTCAATAAACTCAATCAGACTATAGGTAAAACTTCTCAATCAGCTAATGGTTTCGGCAATGTTCTTAAGGTAGTTGCTGCTACCGGTGCTATTGCGATGATGTCAAGTTTCGCTAGTTCTTCTCTCGATGCCTATTCTGCGTTAGAGAAAGAAAGGACTATGCTTGTAAACTTAGCGGAAGATGAATTTCCGAAGTTAGAATCATCGATCAATAAAGCTATGGATGCATCGGGTGGTCTGATGTCTGAAGGATCTCTCAAAGAAGCGGCTAACGCGGCTTTGAAGATGGGTGCAACGGTCGACTTTGTATCTAATTCTTTATCCGGGATGCAACAAGCTGCTGCCGTTACAGGTGGTTCTCTAAATGGAATCATGGAACAAGCCCAAGGTGCCATCCTAACAGGTTCAACCAAATTCTTTAAAGAGAACGGTGCTATCTTTGCTCAATATCGTGAGCAATTCAAAAAAATTGGATCAGGAGCCGATCAAACTTCTATTAAACTCAGAGAAGCTTTAATAACCAAAGCATTGTCACAAAACACTGCATTGACGGAACAATATGGCAAGCACATGCAAACAGCTGGGGCTCGTGCAGAGATCATGTCGCAACGTGTTGGTGATTTAAAAGAAACTATTGGCGAACTATTAACGATGGGACTAAAACCGTTACAGCTTGCAATCATTCCAATTCTGAATTACTTTACGGATTCTGAAAAGGGAATGGGACGTGTAAAAGTTGCTCTGATTTTTCTGTCATCTGTTATAGCAACTATGGTTGTTCCAAATTTAGGTGCTATGGCAATAGCAGCATGGGCAGCTGTAGTTCCATGGGTTATAATGATGGCTCCAATTCTAGCAATTGGTGCGGGACTAACTTTTCTTGTGTTAGTTATTGAAGATCTACTTTCATGGATGGATGGAGGCGAATCAATTATCGGAGATTTCCTTGGGCCATTTAAAGATTTTGATTTAGGAAAAATTTTCAAGGGAATGTTAGATCGAGTTCTCAATTTAGTTAAGACATATGGTAAATGGATCATCATCGCGATGTTTCCGATTTCTGCTTTGTATTTCTTTTGGGATGAGATCGTGGCATTCATATCTAGTATCCCTGATAAAATTATTGGCTTCTTTGTCTCAATGAAAGATTCTATCAGAGCATTGTTAAAGGATATTCTACCAGAATCATTTATCAATGGACTCAAATCAATTGGCATCGATTTGGGATCCAACTCAGAACGAGTAAACGATGCAATCATAACTAAAGACGGGAAAGTAATCCACACACATCCCGATGATAATATCTATGCGTTTAAAAAATTGCCCGGCGCAACAGGAGCTCCAGATAGTTCAGCTAAACAAGGTTCTGTTAAAACCCAAGCTGGAGGGATCACTTTTAAAATCGAGATCGATAAAATCATACTCGGCAACGGAAATTTACAGGAAGATGCATATAAATTTCTCGAAATGATAGAATCATTATTAGACGAAAAGGTTGCACCTAAACTACGTCAGATGTTAGGAGTCCCGGAGGTAGAATATTAATGGGATTGATTACTGGTCGTGAAACGATAGCACTCAAGGCAGGCGATGAAGAAGTTGAACTAAATGTCACGACTAATATTGATTATGCTTATCCTGCCGAAGTAACAAAGCATCCTATCGAAAAAGAAGACGGCACCAAACAAACGGTTTCTGATCACGTGATCCTTGGAGATCGAGCAATAAATTTGCAATGCGTATTATCAACTTCAACCGAAATATTCTCTCTAAAACGAATGACTGTCGATGCGAAAATGAAACAATTAATCGTATGGCAATCAAAAGGGCAACTTGTAACCCTTCTTGGTTATACGACGAATGGTATCATTTCTAAAATACTAGCTTTCCTTCCTTCTTTATTTCAGTATCTAGAACCAGACGACGAAATGAATCGTTATCTAGGACGATCAACCGATGAAATCCCAAATTTGTTATTAGGTTCTATAAACTTTGGAGAATCTCCAGATACTGGGGACGATATGACAGCAACGATACCTCTATTTCCTGTAATTATCTCGGAAGCAAAAACTAGAACTCTAACGAGAGTGCCGAGTAAAGGAAAAGTCGCAAAACAAAAAGAAGACAAAAGCACAGAGCCACCACCTAGCAAAAAACTTTCTTGGGGAAAATCACTTTTATAATGCCTGAATTTGAATCTATACCTTTTGAATTCGATGAACTGCCAATTTCAAAAACAGTTTCGTTAGGTAATGCGGATTATCTTTTTGAATTCCATTTCAATTCATTCGGAAACTTTTTCACAATGATCGCAAAGGATCCATTTGACCAAATCATTTTTTCAACCAAACTAGTATATGGTGTCAATGCAAATCATTTTATCGTTGATGGATTTCCATTTGATATCACTTTAATTCCTGCTGATCTGAATGATATCTATTCGGAAGAAATTAAGGAATATACATTTACGAAAGACACTATCGGAAGCATTAAACTCTATTTGGGTAAAGTAAATGAGTAAGAAATTATTCGGCCGTGTTGCGAGTATAGATTTACGTCCAACACGAGGACTTGCTAAAACATTTGTATATCCTCCATTCCGAATAGATTTCGAAACCGATTTCGATAGATTTGCATCTACTAAAATTAGATTATATAATCCAAATAAAGAAACGATTGAATCCGTTGCTCCAAGTAAAATTGCAAATGGATATAGCTATACAGATCTAGTTTTAACAGCTGGATATATGGATACCAATGGAATTGTATGTGGAGGAAAAATATATCAAAACAAATTAGTAAATTCAGGAACAGATAAAATATTAGAACTGAGTGTTTCTGAAAAGGCTGGCATCTGGTCAGAATCAAATATTCTAAAATCATATAAACAAATGCAGGTATCAGCAATACTAGCTGACATTTGTTCAACTGCAAACTTTCAAATTGGGAAAATAACTCCTGGCGAAGATAAATTAATGTCCTACGGAGCAACGTCTTTACGAAAGTCTATTGATGATTTGTGTAACTTAACGAAATCAGAATATTATTTTGATGACGGGAAAATATATATCATTGCAAAAGATGGATCACTTGCACCTTCTCAGATTTATATAGATTATACTTCGGGGCTAATAGGACGCCCAGAGAAGCTAGACAAAAAACGATGGAAGATTCGAAGTTTGTTCAGACATGAATTCAGGTTTAATCAATTAATTTTTGTTAAAGGTGGAGATTTAAACTCTCAAATTAAAATACTAAAAGGTAAAAACAAGTTTTCAACTCATTCAAATGAAGCATATGCAGATATCGAAGGAATTGAAGCATGAATGAATTGGCAAAATTATTAGACGATCTTACAAAGAATCGATTATCTGAAATTTTGATTGGTTGTCCTGCAATGATACAATCATATAGCAAGTCAAAGGCGACCGCTTCCGTTAAATTACTCTTAAAAAAGAAAAAGCAATTTGAATTTTTACCTTTCCCTGTTTTGTCTGATATCCCAGTAAACATAAATTACTCAGGAGGATTCTTTATTTCCCCAGATTATAAAACGGGTGATATCGTTTGGATGACTTTTGCAACTCACTCTATTCAAAATTCTCTCTTAGGTCAAAGCGATGAAACGAGTTCATCGGGATTTAACATTCATGATGCATTTATCGTCGGTTCATTTAAATCAAAGAAAAATTTGAAACCAAAATTAATCTCACTACTCGGAAAGGAAGGAATCGTTTTAGGGCATGAAGATGGCGATGCCTTTATCAATATAAAGAAAGATGAAATCATCTTCCAAGTCGGAGGGGATAGCGGGCATAAGATGACAATGACTGATGATAAGCTTGAATCAAATAAAGATATTGAAACAGAAAAAGATGTTATCGTTGAATCAAAAATTAGACGAATCTCTGGAATCAAGCACGGACACGTATCATCGGCAGGTTCGTCGATATCCAAAATTGCAATTGGAGAAGCCTAATGTTAGATAAAGATTCTGCGTTGCCGAAACTTCGTGAATTTATGGATCCATCCTTTGACGATTATCTTGGAGATTCTACATCAAAGGAACAAGCAAATGAAAGAGCCATTGATTCCTGGTCAGAAGCATGGTATGAAATGGCAAAAGCTGTAACACCACCGTCTACTACTGCCAATGCAGCAAAAATAGCTTTTGAAGGTACAGCATTAGCAATGAATCTGGATCCGACTGGGTTAGTATTTAAACTCGCATGTGATGCGTTTGCTGAAACCTTATGTAATGGTATCGCAGGCCACACTCTCGTTCCACACATTGGTCAATTTCAGGAAGTTATTCCACCCGGATTGACTCATGAAGAAGAATGTGAGCTAAGAACCGATTTGATGGATGCCTGGTTACGGTCATGGAAAGTTTTAAACATTACTACTAGCGTTGAGGTTCCTTTATCATGAAAGGTTTGCTCATTCAAAATAATGATACCGTTAGACGAAATGGTCGCCTTGTTACAATAGAAGGAAAAGATTATTATAAACAACGAATTTCAATTGCAATAAAATCACATTATCGAGAAAACATATACGCCCCTGAAAAAGGAATCAATTGGACTCAAATCTTTTCAGACAAAGTGTCCAATGAAAGAATTTTAAGTGAAATTCGAAAAGTAATACTAAAAGATCCCGAAACACTTGCTGTCCTAAGCCTTGAAATTTTTGAATTTAACCGTGATAATAGATACTTATCAATCAAGTTTCAAGTTAAGAGTATTTATGGAGATGTAACATTCTCTGAGGATTTATAATGGCTTACGGAGTCACCGAACAAGGATTTATACGAAAAACTAAATCGGAAATTCTGCGTGACATCAAAGCAAGAGCCGAAGTGACGTTAGGTTCAGATGTGGATTTATCTGACTCATCAGAAGATGGAATTCGAATCCTAATGCAAGCTGATATAATTGATGAGATGTGGCAAAAGCTTGAAGATGTTTTCTATAGTAATTTTCTTGATACAGCCACTGGGATTTCGCTCGATCGTGTTGTTGGTGAAGGTGGAGTGGAAAGAGCTAAACCCAAACGTTCGGTAGTTCTATTAGAATTTGAAGGTGTTGAAGATGCCATAATCCCTATTGGAATCATATGCCAAACACCTCAGGGAATTCAATTCATAACAATAGAATCTGGTGAAATCGGATCCGATGGTAAAGGAACTGTCCTTGCACAAGCGATCCAATTTGGTGAGATCGGAAATGTAGATCAAGAATCTATTTCAGAAATTAATACTCCTCAAGTAGGTATCACAGCTGTTACTAACAATGAGAAGGCTACATTAGGAAGAATTCGGGAAACAGATCCTGAATTAGTATTGAGATATAAAGAGCGCGGAACTTCCGGTGGTAGCTCTGCCGTTACACTTCAAACTTTATTAAAGAATCAACAGAATATTATAACTGCAAGAGTATATGAAAACGCGACTAAACTCGAAGATGCAGATGGTCGACCACCTAGTTCAATGGAAGCGGTAATTGAAGGCGGAACAGGTGAACAAATTGCAGAACTCTTTGTAAGAAATTGGCCAGGTGGAATAGAGTCAGTCGGAGAAGAGAGTGCAACGATAATTGATAACGAAAATATTCCAAGAACGTATTTTTATAATCGTCCGCAAGATGTAGGTTTATTTGTTAAAATTACTATTGAGACAACGGCTTCCTGGATAGAAGGATCCGAATCAATAGTAAAAACAAATTGTATTAAAATTGTCGGTGGAACAGATACAATCGGAGTAATTCAAACAATCTATGCCGGAAAAGGATTGGGCGAGGCGTTAGCAAAATGGGAGTTAGAAGCTGCTCAATATGGTGTAGACGAATTTAAAACTGTAAAGGTCTCAGGAATAAAATCTATCTCAATCTTAATTGGAACCACTGAACCACCTGCTTTAGATTATGTTACCGCAACGGGAAGACAAAGACTTAAACTAATCACCGAAAATATTGAGGTTGAATTCGTATGATTAGTGCCGTTGAAACCATTTCAAAATATCCTGTCTCATATTTGAATCAAAAATCAGACTCTGACACAGGCAAACGCTGGCTAATCGTTTTCCCTGAGTATAATGAATTAAGTGAAGCATTAGATTCTATGTATGAATTAAAGGATTTTTCATCTAAATCTGGTTTAGTGTTGGATTTTATCGGTCAAAATTTACGACAGTCGAGAAATGGTCTTGATGATGAAAAATATAAGATATTTCTTTCGATTGCTAATTCAAAACGTCAATCAAAGGGTGATTTATTTTCACTCAATGAAATTGGAAATAGAATTGTAGCAGGCCAAGGCAATTTATTTGAGATACGCGAGTTATGCTATCAGTCCGGGACGAGATTCCTGGATGGAACTTGGTTATTAAATGGTGATATTCCATTGTCTGGTTCACTTAAACAACCTGCTACTATAGAAATTATACTCAATGGTAGAGTTGAAAGTTTAAAAGTTATTTCCGAATTCAATCAAGCTATGTCCGAAGTTCGAGCTGGTGGGGTTGAAGCAATTATCTCATACCGATTTGAAATATATCTTTCGGAAATGCTTCATTTCAATTTTAGAAATACTGATCTAGATGGTTCATGGAATCTCGATGGTTCGACATTGCTTTCTGGTGATGTATTAGAGTTGATTCCATTTGAAATTGCAGTAGGGACCGGTGCAGAACCTGGCGGAAATTTAAGAGCACCTGAATTTGAAGACACTGGATTACAAACAGAAGTTCTGCGAAAGCTATGTTCCATCAGAAGAACTAGTGAAGGTTTACAAGAATTCAGTATGAAAATTAAACCAGGTGAAGTGATCGGAGATTCAATTAATGAAATTGGAATCTTTCGTGAATCAGGAGAGCCATTCGCTCTCTTTTCTTTTTCAGGAAAACCAAAAGATCGTTATATTAATTATGAATTTGTCATAAGGGAAGGACTTTAATGATATTTACTTTGATAAGAGAAACTTATATCGAGTTACCCGATGTTGGAAAAAGATGTATTGATAGATTACCGACGATCTCCTTTAGTTCGTTGGAGTCTCTCTTTAACTATACTAATGCGGAAGGTCTTTCGAAAATTTCAGGGACTGGCTCGGACTCAATATTGATTCGAAATTCTGATTTGTCTAACACCAAACAATCATTAAAGAATTTTTTCAAAATTCATTCTCCAATGAAAATCACAGAACAATTTGTAGTTTTTGAACAGGAATTGAGGGAGTAAATTATGGTATTTGTTGCAACCCCAACCCGGACTTGGAATCGCAATACTCCAGGTGATGGAGATCTAGTAAATCCAGAGATACAAAGGATTTATAATAACCTAAATCATCTCAAAGATGGGCAGGATAATCCTGTCGTAAATTTTACACAATTAAATGATGCACCTTCGTCTTACACAGGTAAGAAAGGTATGCTTCCTGTTGTGAATGCAGATGAAGATGGTTTAGATTTTGTTGATCATTTTGGACTTCTCGATTATAAATGGTCAGGGAGAAAATTCTCTCCATCCCCCTTAGAACCATGGTTTCGAGCAGATTTAGATCATACACTCTTACTTGAAAACTGGCCTTTATTAGTTCCCCAATTAAGAAACACTAAAATTGAATTTGGTTCAGCAAGCATCTTTAATGTTATAGGTTTTTCAACTGGAACTACTACTCGTTTGCAATTAGAGGATACTTTGGTTGCAAGGAATTTGATGAGAGCATTACTCGGAGATTATCGATTTTCTAAATCTTATAATGCTACAACAAATGCTGATGGAACGGACGATGATACAGCTTTTTCTAATTGGGCTTACATAGTTCGTATAACAACAGATATTGGGACAGGAGATAATGCGCCGAAGGCAGGTCAAGAATTTCGAATTAGATATTTAACTTCACTTGCTGAAACTCTATCAGTTACCAATCGATATATTAGAATAGATAAAGACACCTCGTCCTTAGCAACGACTGGAACTGGAACAATAGAGATTTTTCCTTATCGAATTGCTTCTGGTGGAACTCCTACTACGAACTCTGCTAAATGGCGTAAAATTGGCGAGGCCGGATTAATGACTCCAGGAGCTACGTTTTACTCGGGAACCGATTTAATGGAAGTCCCAGCAAATGTTAGAGTAGAAGATAGGTCTCAAGGTCACTGGAAAGAATTAGCATTTTCCTCCGATGTTTCAGATGGCAATTCGTCTACTGTTTCGTCAGCAAATGCAATATCTACACGTTCGCAAGCGAGTGCTGCCCAATTACATACAACACGCTCACAAAATGCAGTAAATATTGTGCGAGATTCAGTCACCAACGAGTTGGATGGTGCGCCGAGAGTTGGACCAAATACGAGGGAAAGGAACGGGGTCGCACTATTATATGGAAATGGAAAAGTATTCGTAGTTTAGGAAAATCAAATGTATTACTTAATTAAAAATGAAACTTTAATCGAGCAGTCCGTAAGTAAATCGGATCTTGAGCTGGTGATTGAACCAGGGATGATTATATCTGATTCTTGGCCTATCATTGGTAAGAAATTTGAGAACGGCGAATATCGAGATAAAACTGAAAGTGAGATGGTTATTGATAATGAGATAAATCTGAATGATAGAAAATCCCAATTAAAATCAAAAATTAAGTCTTACTTATGGAAAAAACTTGAAGATGGTGTTGAGTTTCAAAATTCAAATTTTCAAACAAGGGAAGAGGATCTAGTTCGAATGTCACTCGCACTGAAGAAAATTGAGCTCGGTGGGAAATGGTCTGGTTATTGGCGCGATAGTGAAAATCGATGGCGAGAAATTTCGGCTGAACAGTTAGCTCAACTTGCGTTAGTAGCTGGAAATTACTGGGAAAATTGTTTTCGAAAGTCTAGAAACATGATCGATGATATTGAAAGTAATAATAATAAAACACAACTTGCGAACTATGAAATCCAAATAGAATGGGACAAAATTGATTAAATATTGATAGTTGCAAATTTGGTGCGTATTTTACATTTCAGTCTTGCGCGCGAATACCACCTATGTCT